GGATACAACACGTTCAAAGTTGCAGGAACGGTTCCCGCGACTTGCAAATGATTCGGACTATCAGAAGGTGGTCGAAGGGATGCAGAAACTTGTCCAGGTGGGTGAGTATGAAAGCATCGACGACCTGATGACTGATTCGTATCGGATTAACTTTGCAAAACTAGCAGAACAAGATGCGAAGAAGGAGGCCGTTAATCGTATGAAGAACAATGGCCAACCCACTACGCAAACCAATACAAAGACTCCGACCAGAAGCCTTGGTGGTGAGGAGCGTGAAGACGCTGCTCTTGATGCCATTCTTTCTGGCGAAGGATTTGATGGTGTGATGTCTGCTTTCAAAGGCTAATTCCGGGGCATAGGCCCCGAGAAGGAGTATGACTATGGCAGGTACAGCCCTCGCCAACTTCAACGACTTTATGAAAGTGACCGGTCCCCGGTACCTTTCGTCGGCCGAAGAGGTCATCAACGAAGCCGTCAAGAACACGTACATCCTCGGTCGCTTCCTCAAGGGGAAGGGAATGGATGTTTCGATTCAGGGCGGTAAGACGATCAATGATTCCATCATGTTTGATGAGTCATCGACGTATGACCACTACAAGCCGAACGCCTCGTTCTCATGGACGAACCCTCAGGTCGTCACAGACCTGGAGATCAACTGGCGTTTCTCCGTCGATCACATGTCGTGGACGGATCAAGAAGTTGAACTCAACGTGTCCGAAGGACTCTCCCGCGATGCACAAAAGGTTGCTTACAAGCGACTGAAGCGTATCAAGGAAATGCGTCTTTGGACTTCGTTCCTCAACGGCATGGAGAATGACCTCTGGGCAGCCCCCAGCGGTGCAGAGATGGAAGTAGCCACGGGCGCAAAGCCCTACAGCATTCCATCCTTTATCTCCGAAAACACTAGTAACTACCACTCGTTCGCTACGGGCGAGGCCACCACGGTCATGGGCGTTGCGCCCGGCACCGAGGCCAAGTGGCGTAACCAAGTGGTTACGTACGACGGCGGCGACCCTGACGACTCTGACGGCGACCAGGACGGTCTGCTCGATGCGTTTGATGAGATGTTCCTGAAGGTGAAGTTTACTCCCCCCGCTACCAAGCAGGAGTACTTCGAGAAGGACTCTCTGAACCGCCAGTTCATCTGTTGCTCACGTTCCGGGATCAATCTCTACAAGAAGATGCTCCGTGACGCGAACGACACTCTGGTGAACAAGCAGGATCCTGCGTACAACATGCCTCAGTACAGCGGCATTGACCTGGTCTACGTTGCAAGTCTGGACGACGCTGCCATCTACGGCACCGGAACTCAGACTGAAACTGAAGCAGGCGGATCCCGTTACTGGTGGATCAACGGCAACTACATGACACCCGTGTATCACGCACGTCGTTACATGGAGAAGCACGATCCGATGCGGCACCCGAATCAGCCGTTCACGACCGTGCAGCCCGTTGACTGTTGGTGGAATATCTTCTGTAACAGCCGTCAGCGGCAGGGAATCATCGCCACGGCGTAAGTCGTGTCGATACTCTCTTGAAATAGAAAGGTATCAACCATGATTCCTTCAATTAGTGCCCCATTCGGGCTTAGTCTTCCCGAGTATGACATTCGGGTAACAAATCGAACTGGTGGTAATCTTGCTACCGGAAGGTTGATGAAACTTGACCTTGGCCTCACTGATGGTGATGTAACAGTCATCACCGAGGGCAGCGAATCCGCTGGAGTTTCCAACGGCATTGCTGTGGATGCTGACGGTCGGGCTGGCGAGCAAATCGTCGTCGTCCTTCTGGAAGACATTGCCAACGATGCAAACGGAATGTGTCGTGTGTATGGCCGAGTAAAGGCCATGGGCAGCGCAACCGTTGACATTAGTTCTGCTGGCGTCAGTCTTTGTGTCACCGCAACTGAACTTGGCGGCCATGCTTCTGATGGCAAGGGCGTATTCGCCATTGCTTTGGAAGATACAGCAGATGACACTCTTAGCGAAGTTCTTTGGAACGGCTTTGGGTGGTCAAACGCTAGTGGCTAAGTAAAACCTAAGACCCCTCCCCCCTAACGGGGGGAGGACGTCATTCTTCTCACTCAACTATTACTAAACAACAATTCACGGAGAAGCCTTATGGCTACAAACGTAAACCTGTACACCAAGTTTGACTACACGGATGCTGATGGCAACCTGTACTCAGACGGAAGTACCACGACTTCAAAGACTATCTCCGTCACCAACGGTGAAATCTTCGACCGGACATACAAGGTCACAAACACAACACTCACAGAAATCTTGAGCGATTCCAAGATTGCCACATTTGATTTCCTCTACATCGAATCAGACCAGGCGGCGGAAATCCAACTGGTTTGTACTCAAGGGGGTTCGGCCCCAACTTTGCAAAACGGTTGGGTAGTCAAACTAAATGCTGGAGTTCCGTTTGTACTGGCTAATGATGACAGCCGGAACCAAGGAAACACTGGTGCTTTGGCTAGTTGGGAAACGGCTTGGACCGCAGGCGTAGTAGATGCGATTGAGTATTACCACTCGACCGGCTCCGCCGCCAAGGTTCGCGTAGTCGCCATCGGATAACAAGGAGGCATCAATGGCCAACATAAACCTGACAACACACTTCACCCTCACGCTTACTGACTCGGATGATTCCAGAGTAATTACAGGCGGGAGCACGACTGCCGCTGATACGATTGCTGTCACGCACTACTACGACCAGCGGTTTACCGTTGGTGCTACAACCCTTCAGGAATTGTGGAGCGATAGTAATGCGTTGGGCAACTTCGACTTCCTGTGGATTGAGACCGATGGGGATCTGGTTGAGGTTCAACTCCTGTGTAATGAAAATGGTGTGATTGGCGACAGCGAACTTGAAAACGCTTTCTGTGTAAAGTTGACCGCTGGCATACCTTTCATCTTGTCGAATGATGACAGCAGAAACCGGGGCGACATGGCTGGAACAGTAAACGCCAGCAACTACGCTGCTGAAGTAGACACTTGGGAAACTAACTGGGCGGCAGACACCATCGACCGAATCGAGTGTTACAACGGCCACTCCGGATCAGTAAACATTCGCATCTTCGCGGCGACATAATCATGGCTATCACACTCTCAAATCTAAAGAGTCATGTCCGGCACGCCCTCGGCGGTTCTCCAGCCTCTCAGTTGAGTGAGGCCGGAATTGTCAACGAGGCAGGCCGGTACTTGTTCAGCGTCCCTTGGAAGTTTCGAGAACGTCCACCGGCCACGATTACGACGGTCCCATCCCAGTCGTATGTCGAATTGCCGACCGACTTCGGGGAAATGATCTCGGCGAATATGACTGACGGCCTGGTCAAGTCCATCCACTTTACGACGATGGACGACCTTGTCGAGCGTCGTACAACGGCAATAGGCCAGTCTCAGGAATACTTCGCGGTCATACTCCACCCCACATCAGAGTCAACTAATGGTGGGTCTAAGGCTCCGAGGATTGAACTGCACCCGACCCCGACGTCGTCAGACAATATCGTGGTCGCCTACCGGTCTGATTGGTCGGAGTTGACTTCGGATGACGACTATGCGTTCGTTCCTCCTTACGCTGAGTCTGTCCTTATCAGCCTTGTCCGTGCGTTTGCGCTTGGGTATGAAGAAGACGGCATGGAAGTTCGGGTGGCCGAGGTTCAAAACGGCCCTCTGTTCCAGCGTCTTCTTGAGAAGGATGGAATCATCCAGCCAGACTACGGACCCTTGAGGAACGGTCATTTGTCAAGAGGCGTTTCCGGTTACCATATCCCTTGGGATTCCACAGCGAACCCTTCGTAGGAATAATAAATGTTCACGGAAGAACTGAAAGAACAGTGCTCTTTGCCGATCGGTTACAAGGTTGTAACTATGCGAACCGGTAATGTCCATAGGTTGGTTGACGAGGCGGATCATCGGTTTCACGCGATTGACGCGGGGAACTGGGTCCGAGAAATTGTCCTGCCTGATTCAGACCCGGCACTGTTCGGTGAGACGTTCTGGCTCTGTGAAACTGGAAAGAAGTCCTACCTCAATGTGAGTGAGGAGGGCGAAGAACCAATGGTGGTCAAGCCAGGTTGCTTGGCCGCTTTCGTATCTAAGGGCACTCATTGGGAGTGCATAGTAACCGACCTATCTTGGTCATAACCACGCGGCGAGTGGGTCCGCATCTACCCACAGGCAAGGAGTAAATCATGCCGAGTCCACATCGAACTAGAGAGATCGCCCAGTACGAGGCGACACACACGACAGTTAAATCTGTTACGTCAGGAACCACTGCTCTTGTTGCGGCAGATTCAGGCAAGTTGATCGCTGCTGACATCACCGGTGGCAACGTAACGCTGACGCTTCCGGCGGCAGTCGTTGGCTTGACATACCGAGCCATCGTTCACAAGTCTGATACCGGTAACGATGAGTTCAACATCAACACCGCAGCATCCACATCGCACTTCAAGGGTGGCGTAAACCACTCCCACGATGGCGGTGACAATGCTTCGGTCGAAGCAAACGGAACTGGTCACTACCAGTTTTCTGCTGTTGATGCAGAAGCAGGCACGGACATTACAGTTGTTTGTGACGGAACCCACTGGTTTATCACTGGTGTTTCTGTCTCCACTGAACCTCCGACATTCGCTTAACCCCCACCGTCTCCCTCTCCTCAATAGGGGGAGGGAGAAGTTAATATGAACGATTACAAACGAACCAGAACAATATCGGGCACCATCGGATACTTGGCTGCGTCTACGTCTATCAGCACGGCGTTGTCGGCTGACACCGGGCGAAACACTAGGGCTGTTCGTAATCGTAGGTTTATTGGTGCTGTTATGTACAACGACCACCTGTCAACGCAGCCCCTCACCCCCACCATCACAGTCACCAACGGGACGATCTCAAGGAAACTTGACCGGACCACAATTCAAACCGGTGACTCCGCTGTGTGGAATGAAGAGGACTTTGCGATTGACTTGGACTCAGACCAGTTCATCAGCATCTCCGTTGCCGAGACTCTACAGAACGGCGACAACCTGTACGTCTTCCTTCGATTCAAGGATTCATTCAAGTAATGCCTGAGCCTCCCAAGCAACCTGTTGATATTCCGTTCCCGATCTCCGGCATTGTCGAGGGATCATCGCACACCCAGCAGCCTCTCAATACCACTTGGGATGCGAAGAATGTTGTGCCGTTTGACCCCGAGGAGGACCGTGCCCGAGGCGGGCGTAGGAATGGCATTGAGAAGGTTACAGGAACCCCGGTAACTTCTGACCGAGTACAGATGATCAGGAGCGTGGGGATTGTACCTGGAGACGCGAACGCTATGGTTGGCGGTGCTGTCTCCAAGTTCAGTGATGACGTTGACTCGGCCCACAAGTTCGGCAATGTTCCGTATCAAGGCTTGGCGGACGGAACTCCAGTTACAAGTTCAGTGCTGGGCCACAAGTTCTACGGATACTGCAACCAGCACTTTAGTCTGCGGGAAACCGGAGACATTGTTAACAACGAGACAGACCCAATTAACGCCACTGCCGAGGGAGGGTCGGCCCCCCTGTACCGTGGAACTACGTTTGGTACCAAATCGATTGACGCTTGGAATGATTCTTTCGGGGCCGCCCACACCGGGTTTACAAAGAAAACGGACAACAACGGATCTCCGTACCTATCCATTGACCCGTGTCGATTTCCCATTCAAGGCGGCGGTCTGATACATGAGCCGTTTCAATTCTGGTATGACAACGCAAGAACCTCCGAGTGGAGACGAAAGGGTAACGGAAGGGAATTGCATCACAAGTCTTTGCTAACTTTGATACCCGAAATGCACCACGAAGAGACCCCTTGGAACTCAAGCCCTGAAAAAGAGTTTGTTGCCAAGGTCGAGTTTACGCTCCCCAAGGCTCATGTCATGGACATTGGCGGTGACCGGGTTATTAGCGGTACTAGCGACATAGTCAAGTTTACGGAAACCGAGGCGGACGCTACCGAACAGGATGAGTTCTACGATCCGTACTTCCACCAGTGCATGACTTACGACAGCGGTACTTTCCCAACGAATGAAGATGCGTATACGCAGTGGTTTGGCGGCTATAGCAGTGCCGGAGATCGGTACGGTATACACCACATCGGATTTATATTCCGAAACAACCTGGATCTAAGCGACCCTAATAGCAATGCTTCTTGGATAACGGCGGCGGGGTCTCAGGATTTGCCGTTCTTTGTGGGAATACGAACCAATAATTGTGGGGTGTCGGCTAATTTAGTAATCAGCCCATTACAATCGGGAAACTTAGACGATATTGATGAGGGTAGATCGGGCCGAAAAATTATCACTCCTAAGTTGTGGGATAATACTAATCCTAGCGATGATTCGCCCGGCATTGACCTCGACAAATACCACACTCTCGAAGTCCGGCTCAAGGGGAACCGGCTAGACATTGCGTTTAATGGTGTCAGTAAATTGGTGATTGAAGACATGACGCTTGACGATGACTTTGGTAGCAGAATCGCTAAGGATGAGGCTACCGATACCGCGACAACTTACGGGCACTCCATGTTTGTGTACGGTCAGGATGAAAGGTGGATGTACCGTGGGCGGGAAGGTTACAATGTGGGTAATAACAGGATCACTGCTGGGGAGGCCAAGAGGCTGGCGGGTTATTACGCGACACGGGACTTCACCACTCGCAAGGGGACCGGCGACAAGACGGCCAAGGAAATATACGAATCGTCCACCGAGAAAAGTGGTGACAGGACAGAGGAGATCCGTATCCGAAGCATCGAGTGGCTGGAAATGGGATCCCTCATGTCTGTTCCGCAGAATACTATTGCGGTGAGCGGCGGTCATGTTTACGGATCACCAGGTCAGAACGAGTTCAATCGCATCTCATCGACACAGGACTTGAACTCCAACCAGAATATGATCAATGCGGTTGAGTATTTCCAGAAGATGTACTTCGTTGACGGCGACAACTACAAGGTATACGACCCTGCGGTGTCGGCGGTGCAAGGTGCGGCAGGATCAATAAGTGACTGGAACGCAGTCAACGGTGAGTTGCCGGGCGGAGACGGGAAGAACGGTGCCAATGGATCGGACACCAGTGACGGCAATGCCCGCTGCCCCATCATCGCAACGTGGCTCGGTCGCATTGTTCTTGCTGGCAAGGCGGACGACTCCCAGAACTGGTTCATGTCTGCCGTGGGAGACCCGTTGGACTGGGACTACCTGACTGGATCGGATGAAACCGGTGCCGTCAAGGGATCCAGTACCCGTCAGTTCGGGGAGATGGCGTCTGCTATCACCGCGTTGATCCCGTTCTCTGGAACTAAACTTCTCATCGGCGGCATCAGCAGCATGCACATGCTTACGGGTGACCCCTTGTGGGCTGACACTCAACAGCACGCGTTGTCTTGGGACGTGGGCATTGTAGGCCCAGAGGCGTGGTGCTACGGCCCCGGCAACTCAGTCTACTTCATGGGCGAGAACGGCTTGTACGTCCTCATGCCCAATGACTACGACATCTCTCAGACCGACCGCCTCTCGGCTGGCAAGTTCGACAAGACGTTTGCGGGGGTGAA